TTATGGCTACGAGAAAAAGTTTTCTAGCTTCTATGACCTAAGCAGTTCAGATGACTTTGGCTATGTATCTCAATTGGCAGGGTATGCCACAGCATCAGGCCACGAGGTTGGCGGTTGGAGGATTATAAATAAACAAGATGGTAGATACAAATATCTTTCGGCAACGGAGGAGATGGACGTACCTGCTGAACTTGAAAAGATGAGGGCTACTGCAGATTACCTAAATAATGACATGCCCTTTGAAAGATGCTTTGAACCTGTACCCGAAACGTTTAGTAGAAAACTAACAGGAAATGTAGTGCTACATAAAACGTGTGGGTTCTGTTCATACAAAAAGAAGTGCTGGCCTGAATTACAGATTAGGGACTCCTTGCTATCTAAAGCAAAAGTAAAACCAGTGGCATACTACATAGAAATAAATTCACATAAAGAGGCAGCATAATGGTAAAAGTAAGCATAGAAGAAACAGAATATGATACAGATAATATGACGGAAGAACAAAAAGGTTTGACTGCAACTTTACATCAAGGACAAAAAGCAGAAGAAAAACTTAAAGAAGATCTTGAGTCTGCAAATTATGCAATCAAGTGTATTCAGGCAATGGGGAAAGCTCAAACTACTAGATTAAAGGCTCTTCTCGACGATGGTAAAAAAGAATAATAGTAAACGCAGACATAACTCTAGACGCTATCGAAGTGGTTTAGAAGAAACACTTGCTGACTACTTAACACATCACCAAAAAGAAGTACGCTACGAACTACTGAAGGTCCAATGGGAGGATCTTCGGTATCGTACCTACACACCTGACTTTCAGTTAGACAACGGCATCATATGTGAGGCTAAAGGATTGTTTGATAATGATGACAGGCGTAAGCATTTAGCTATTCAAAAGCAACACCCTGAACTAGATATACGTTTTGTATTTAGTAATGCCCAGGCTAAACTGTATAAAGGTTCTAAGACTCGTTACTCAGGATGGTGTGAGAAGAATAACTTTAAGTGGTCGCACAGAGTTATCCCTATAGAATGGCTAACAGAAAAAGGTAGGTGTACTTCTGCTACTGTGATAAAGTTAAAAACAAAAAGAAAGGATACATAATGGGATACACATTAGCAGACGATGAAGTTGCTCTTATACTTCGCCCAATACATTTTAATACTGAAGGAGAGTGGACTGGTTTAATATCTACAGGATTAGCTCTTGGCCCAGAAAATAAATTAGATAAAGATATAGTAACAGATCTTATTAGGTGTGCTACATTCCTGAGTGCCTTTTTAAGTATTGCTCACGAGTTCCCTGATGTTGTGTCAATAATAGAAGAGCGTAGAGATGAGATGATAGAGATGTTTGAACAAGATGCAGAAGAAGAAACAAACGGATTACCCGAAGTAGAAATAGAAACATCAGGGGGCAACGTAATAAAGTTTGGCCCACTAACTAAAACAAAAGGCAACGCATGACAGACGATATGGTTAATCAACCTCCTCATTATAATCACGCTGGCATTGAGTGCATTGAGGCTATTGAAGCGGCACTTACTCCAGAGGAGTTTAGGGGATACTGCAAAGGTAACATTATTAAATATACTTGGCGTGAGGGGTATAAGAATGGCGATGAAGATTTAGATAAATCTGCTTGGTATACAAACAGAATACGTACCTATGAGGAACGAATGGCGGAAAAAAGATGAGCTACAGATCTTTCCATATATCTTTTGCAATGAAGGTAGACGAAGAGGGCAATGTCCTATCATTAGTAGAAGATGAACACGAGAGAGATGTTGAAGAAGTAATAGCAAATGCATTGCATGATATTGACGATGTAAGAATAGAAAAAATTAAAGTCAGGGGAAAAGACTATGGACGGTAACTATTTACCAACGGACTATCAATCTTTCATTCACAAATCACGCTACGCAAGATGGCTAGACACGGAGGGCCGCAGAGAAAGTTGGCACGAAACTGTATCACGTTACATTATTGAGTTAAGAAAAATAAATGGCCTAGATACAGACACAAGAAAAGAGTTGTATGACGCTATCATATCTCTGCAAGTAATGCCCTCTATGAGAGCTATGATGACAGCAGGACCTGCACTAGATCGAGACAATACAGCAGGGTATAATTGCAGTTACCTTCCAGTTGATGACCCCAAGAGTTTTGATGAAGCTATGTTTATACTACTGTGTGGTACAGGTGTCGGTTTTTCTGTTGAACGGCAATACATATCTAAGCTACCTGAAGTACCAACAATGTTTGATAGTGATACAATTATTATAGTTAAGGACAGTAAAGAAGGTTGGGCTAAAGCATTTAGACAAGTACTGGCATTGCTATGGGCAGGTGAGATACCTAAGTGGAATACATCACTTGTTAGACCTGCAGGAGCTAAACTAAAAACATTTGGTGGCAGAGCTTCTGGACCAGCACCTTTGATAGATCTATTTAACTTCTGTATTGCTACATTCAAAGGCGCACAGAACCGCAGGTTGTCTAGCTTAGAGTGCCACGATATTATGTGTAAAGTAGGAGAAATTGTAGTCAGCGGTGGGGTAAGGCGTAGTGCTATGATCTCGTTGTCAAACTTATCAGATGACCGTATGAGACATGCTAAGTCAGGCAACTGGTGGGAAACTGCCCCGCACAGAGCATTGGCTAACAACTCAGTTAGTTACACAGAAAAGCCAGACATGGAGACATTCTTACGTGAATGGACTGCACTAGTTGAGTCTAAGTCAGGAGAGCGCGGCATCTTCAACAGACAGGCTAGTAAGAAACAAGCAGCTAAGAATGATAGACGGGACACTGAATGGGAGTTTGGGACAAATCCTTGCAGCGAGATTATATTACGCCCATACCAATTTTGCAATTTAAGTGAAGTAGTTGTAAGAGTTACAGACGATTTAAAGAGCCTATCTAATAAAGTTAGACTAGCTACTATAATTGGTACATTACAATCTACCTTTACTAAGTTCCCCTATCTACGTAAGGTTTGGCAGAACAATACTGAAGAAGAAAGACTACTAGGCGTGTCCCTTACAGGTATAATGGACAACCCATTGCTCACAGCTAAGAACAAAGGACTAGCACAAACGCTAGATCATCTTCGTCTTGTTGCTGTTGATACTAACAAGGAATGGTCAGAACGACTGGGCGTACAACAATCTACTGCTATTACTTGCGTCAAGCCTAGTGGAACTGTATCACAACTTGTAGACAGTGCGTCTGGCATCCACGCTAGACACAGCCAGTATTATCATAGGACTGTTAGAGGTGACAACAAAGATCCTATTACCCAATTTATGAAAGACCAAGGTATACCTTCAGAATTATGTGTAATGAAGCCAGATACTACCACTGTGTTTACGTTTCCGATTGCGTCACCTAAAAATGCTGTAACTCGTAACAACATGACAGCCATAGATCAACTAGAGATGTGGTTAACCTATCAACGGCACTGGTGTGAACACAAGCCTTCTGTAACCATTTCAGTTATGGATGACGAATGGCTAGAGGTAGGTGCTTTTGTATATAAGAATTTTGATGAGATGAGTGGTGTGTCTTTTCTGCCACACTCAGATCATACCTATCAGCAAGCACCCTATCAAGAGTGTACCAAGGATGAATACAAAGCGTTACTGAAAGACTTCCCTAGTAAGATTGACTGGGAAAAGTTATCTTCTTATGAACAGGAAGACAATACTGTAGGGATGCAAACCCTAGCGTGTAGTGGAGATGTATGTGAGATTGTGGATCTTACGTAGTGCAACTGGACCTTTTTGAAACCTTACCATACAAGATTGAAGGTCCATCTAAGTTCTGCAAAAAGTGTGACATTCTTAAGCCTATGAATTCCTTTAGGCTATATCGTCGAGCTACAGGAGATCGTAATTCTAGGGACAGTAAGTGTAAAGACTGTTCCCGACATGCAAACAATGTAATACGAAGACTTAGGGCTATTTCTCCAGCACCAGAAGGACAGTGTGAGTGCTGCCTTGTAGAGACAGATAAACTTGTATTAGATCATTGTCACGATACTGAAATATTTAGAGGTTGGTTATGCCCTCCATGCAATCTTGGCATTGGGGTTTTGGGGGATACAATAGGGGATATTAAAAAGGCACTAAACTACTTAAACAAAACATCAAGGAAACAATAGCCCAATGAAACTAGAACACGAAGCCAATGCACACATTAATAAAAAGCAGAATGTATTTAAAAAAGAGTTCCACGAACTTATTAATCCGCTGCGAACTTTACTAAAGCATAATCTTAATAATACAATTGAGTTGGATAATTCATTACTACATTTGCTAGAAGTTGAATTGTGGGCGCAACGAAGTGTTGAAGTCTGGGGCGTTAAATAGTCATAACGGGGTTGTAAATATAGCAATATTAAAATTGCTAAAGTGTGGTATAACTACAATACATTAAAGGAGTTATACTATGATAAGAAAATTATGGCGAATAGCAGTGGCTGCTCAAGAACGAAAAGCTACCTACTGGAAATTATACTACATGACAGACAGGGAACTACAAGATATTGGCGTTCATCGCTACGATCTAGACCGTATGCTATAGTCTGTTATCTTCGTACATTTCAACGTAATCTAAAAACCGCAGTAAAGTACCAGTGTTCATGTCGCTGATGCTACCTTCATAACCATTGCCTATACTCTTTAAGTACTTAAACGCTGCTTCTTTAGCGTCTTTCTTTTGCATCTTCGCTTTTCTTTTTAGCGACAGTTGAGCAGCATCATTACCACGGTAGTTTTCATCCATGAGTTTTCTTACAGTGTTTGCTGTTTCGTTTTTAACATTCTTAACAATCTGCTCTTTTTGTTTTTGTGTTCCGTTTTGGAAGACCCCTGTGTCTAACCATTTGGCGGAAGCTCTTTCCATTATAGGAGCAAACAACTCATTAAATATTCTATCATAGGCAGGTAAGTTACTTCTTTCACTAGATTTAAAGTCTTTCATTTCCGCCATAGAGTAAAGTATCTCTGTAGATGTCCTGCCAGGTTTAGTAGTAACGCCTATTGCCCTAGCAATTGGGTTGGGATCTTGTATATCTCCTGCCCTACCACCAACTCGTAAAGTTTTAGTTCCTAGCGCACCAATCTTTACGTCTTTATCTAAAAAGATTTCAATAAGGTTATCGACATACTTTGTTGCAGATATAGCAAATACGTTAGCTCCTGCTTCTTGTCTAGGATCTTTAGCTACATC